AATCAATGTATCTATAAACTGACCGTTCACTAATATTCAAGTATTTTGCCATTGCGTAAATCCGTCGTGGTTTAGTTTTCATCATTTCAATCAATTTCAATAACCTCAAAAATCTGTGTTGATTCATAATATCTCCTTATATCGTGTAAATTTACCTTCAAATGCCATCGGAATGCTTCCGCATTGTCCGTGTCTGTTCTTTGCAATAATCAATTCAGCATCTAACTCTATTTCGGGTTTATCCTCTAAATAGTAACTCGGTCTAAATGGAAACAATACAACGTCTGCATCTTGTTCCAATTGTCCTGATTCTTTTAAGTCGCTCAAACTTGGTTTGTCGGATGCCTTTTCTTCACGCTTTAACTGTGCTAATGCGATAACTGTAATACCTAACTCCTTTGCTAATTGTTTTAGCCTTTTAGACGCTTCTGAAACGATTTCATATCTACTCTTTGCATTACCATCAATTAACTGCAAATAATCGATTATAGCGATGTTTAAGCCGTATTTAACCTTATGTAATCGTATCTGTGCGCTTATGTGGTCTATGTGTCGGTTAGTGCTATCAATAATGTGAAAGTCTTTATCCATTGAATACATAGTGTTACTCATATCTTCTATCTGTGCTAATGTGATTGAAGCGTTTCGGATTTTGTAATTTTCAATATTACTGAAATAACTAATATACCTTTGTGCTAATTCCTCTTTGCTCATTTCAATTGTGTAAAATAAAACCTTTGCCCATTTGCAACAGTCAACCGCTAAACTTAATCCAAGTGCAGATTTACCCATACCTGGTCTTCCACCAACGATTATTAAATTCCCTTTGTGATAACCGCCCATAAATTTGTCAAGGTATTTCCATCCAGTGCTTATGCCTTGTAAATTATCGCCTCTATTAACTGCGTCTGCTATTCTATCCAATACTTCGCCCGATACTTGTGTAATTGTAAAACTTCTGTCTAAAACGCTTATTCTGCTTTTCTCCAAACTTTCGGATAACACACTTTGAATTTCTGCGAGTGATTTCTTTTCGTCAATCTGCATTAAGTCATTCATTAATTGCTTTTTCTTATATTCAAATTCCAATATGAGCAAATCGCTTTCAATACTTTTGTCCGAACTGATAGCCGAATAGATTTGACTTAATTCGTATGCTTGTTGTGGGAATATTTTAAACAACGCATTTACTGAAATTGGTTGCGCTGAATAGTACATATCTTTTAAAGCACGTACAATGTGTTGATTAAAACCGCTAAACCATAATGGATCTGTTTTACCTAAAAACGCTTTTGCATAGTCGCTTTGCATAAACGATGCTACTATATTTATCTCAATCATTGATATCTAATTTTTTGTATGCTTGTGTTTTTGTTTCTGTGTATAACGGCTTTTTTGATGTTTGCTTAAATAATCCTTGCCAGTTATTACTAATTGAATACTCAACTGAAATTTCTAATTCTTTTTCGTTTGAAAAGTCTTTTAGTATTCTTTTAAATAACATTGCTTTACTTAAATCACTTTTGTATTCTTCTTTGCGTTGTTTTTTATATTGCAACCAAATTGATACGTGTGGTTTAAATGTATCAGGTAAATCATCAAATGTTATTTGTTTAACTTTTTCATCAGATTCAACTTCATCTAGTTTTGTTATATTATTACTTTCTATGGTTATTACTTTGTTTACTGCCTGACCCTCGGAAGTACTGACTTTCAGTAAATCCGAAACTACTTCACTTGCTTCTTCAATTTCATCAGGTAAAACAGGAACTTCATAAACAATGTGATTCCATCCTTTAATCAAATTGCTTTCGACGTCAATTACTCTTATAGAAACAATAAAACCCTTTTCAACTAATCCTTTCCAATGTTTATTAAATCTATCTCTACCTATATTCATATCTCGCCAAATGTAATTCTTGTAAACCACCCAATCAGACGGCAACGATAATAAGTGAACTAAAATAGATTTTTCTTCGCAGGTTAATTCTTTGCTTTGTAAAATCTCATTACTAATTGGAGTATAAGTGTCTTTTGCTGTTTTTCTACTCCTTACGATTTGTCCTGTGTTTTGCATAAATAAAAAACCCTCAATGAATTTTGCAGAGGGCAGTCCACAAAACCCAAAGAGGGTATAAAGTTCTTTTTGAATCCTGCCCGATTCATTAATACTATACAAATATACTAATTAGTTTTGACTTTCCAAACGTATAAAGTCACTTTTTTGAGTTGTACCAATCGCACGAATGTATTGAACTTCTACACGTGCCGTTTCAACTATCTGTGAAGCGATTTCAGCCATTGCACGTGCTTTCTTAACCTCGTTATCTAAATTTAACTCATCGTCGCTTAATCGTTCTATTTGCTCGAATAGATGGTTGCGTAAATCTTGTATCTTGTTTTTCATAAATTAATTCCTCCATTAAAAAAACCGTAAATCCATATATACGATATAAAAATTAGGCAAATCAATAATATAATTGGATATAATACTATTAAAGAAGCCAGTACAATAAATATGATTAATGTAAGTATTGTTTTTAAATGATTTATCATAATCCTGTTAGTTTAATTTCTTGTTGCTTAATTTCCTTTTTAATCGTCTTAATGTTACTACTAACTCTCTTAAATCATCAGGCATCTTATTCCAAGTTTGATGACCTTTTTTAAACCACGCAGAACAAAAAGGTGGGTTTTCAAATTTCATTCCTTTATTCCACGTTTTATACCCTTTAACAAATTGACCTGTATTTGGTCGTTTATGCAAGTCATACAAAAACGCTTCATCCTTTTCAAGTCGTAACTTACACGCCTTATCAACTATTGCTAATCGTGTACGTCCTAACTTTTTTGCCAAGTCATCGTTTTTAGTTTTAGCGTAATTCTTTGTAAGGTATTCAATTTCCTTTGATGTCCATCGTTTCACGTTTACTAAACCCAAATAGTGCAAACGCCATCTAACAGAGTGCTTTGTTCTATTCAATGCACCGCATAATTCATCTATGCTTTGCTTTTGATAGTTCTGCATTAAATATCTGTCTTCGTCTTTTCTCCAATACATTTAATAACCTGGTTAAAATATTCTTCTGCTGTTATTTGGTTTAAGGTATCTCCGTCAAAGTGACTGTGTAAAATATGTGTTTTTTCATATAACGTCATTACCTCGTGAACAAATTTAATGGATTCCTCTTTTGTCATCGAAATAAGCAAATCATTTGCGTATTGAGTTGGTGTTATTACTTGTTTCATAGTTTGTTTATTATCTAATATTTGCGTTAAATAAAATTATAATCCCTGCATACAATAGAACAATTGCTATAAGCCCTAATGCAATTAATATTGCAATTCCTAATAGTTTAATAATGTTAAATGTTTCTTCAACATACTTTCTCATTAGTTACCTCCGTATGTTTCGTTGTAAAATTCTTCTGCTAATTCAGTGATCGGACAATGCACACAACTTTGACCTTCTATATGAGCATTTTTTATCTGCTCCTTCTCCATTTCTTTAGCTTGTTCAAATGCGTGTGTTTTTGATTTAATATACACCTCAGTATTAATTACGTCTTGGTTATATCCTATTTCAATATCACAAAGCCTATTTGCGTACCACTCCACTGCCGTTTGTTGTTTATTGCTCATTGTTACCTCCGTATGTTAAATTATATATGCAACACTATTTGAAATGACATAGTGGGTTTTACACCCACCTCTTTGCAAAACTGATGGGGTAATCGTGAATTTGTTATTGTCAATATTTAGACTCCATTCACCCTCACAAATTTGGAACGGAGTTATTTGCCCACAACCGCAAACGCATAAATGGTTCTGAATCTGAAATTTTTGTGAATAATAAACTATACCGAATTTCATTTCTTCAATCATAGGCATAAATTCAACTTCAACTAATTTTAAAGGTACTTTTTTAAGTGTTTTCATTTGTTACCTCCGTATGTTTTATTATACATTTCCTCAACTAATTCCATCAATGATTTAACCCTGTCTTTTTTTATATCCATATGCACATCACAAGCAAAAAGAATCATTTGCAACTTCTCCATTTCTTTTGCTTGTTCAATAATTTCATTTGGAATATCAATTCTAAAATCACCCCAACTTTGTTTATTTACTTTGCTTATTAACCACTCTACTGCTGTTTGTTGTTTCTCGTTGCTCATAACTTACCCTTATACATTTTAACTCTTTGTTGTTGCTGATGCTTCATTACATCGTTAAATACTTTCGGATCAACGTAAGGACGCTCCTGCTCTTTATATGGTTCAACCTCGTTAACTGGGTGCGTTTTAATCAACCACCAAAAGAAATTAATGAGTACGTAAACTACTGTTACTAATACTGCGAATACAAATGATATTTCCATGATTATTTAAATTATGGGGGATGTTACTCCCCCGTTTTTGTTTTAGTGAAAGTTAGTTTGATTAGATGAACCACGTACACCGCCATTATAGCACCGTGCTACTTTGTAATAGGCAGTACCATATCTTTTAACCTTTGCATTTTCTTTTGCAATCTGTTTTGCTTCTTTCAAATTTGAAGCAGAAATGTAGTCTAATACCGTTTTACCATCAGAGTAAACTACCATGTAAGTGTTATTTTGTCCGTTTTCCATGATTCAAAAATACAATTATCTTTTAATATTACAAAATTATTTTACTTTCTTACAATACTATGACAGAATTAAGCAACTCAACTGCGTGATATAGTTTCTCATCAATTTCGTCTTGAACTAAATGTCTTTCAATTTCTGCAACGTGTATGCGCTTACCCTGTGGCATTCTTGGATCATAACTAACAAAGTACGCTTTGTCTAAATTAGTCGCAATCATTCCGAGTTGCACTTGATAATAATACTCCGGGTGTAATGACTTTAACGAATCCGCATCATAGATAGTAAAGTTTTTTAAATGATTTGAACTATTATAAGGACACTTAATTTCGACAATAGAGTTTTCTCCAATTGCATCAGGCGAATATCCTGAATGACTACCATAAGGAATAAATACGTGTGTTTCTCCACCATAATAAGTGAACTGCTCAAAAGACAATTGCTGAAAATATGCAAATGCCTCTGCTTCGTATTGTTTACCCCAATCAATAGCGGGGGAGTAAATTGGTTTACTTTCCCCCGTTAATAATTCAGCGCATTTTTCGTAAACAAATGTTTCTGCTGTCTTTGATAATGGATTACCTTTACCAAGTAATTTGTGAATTTCCGAAGCCGTAAATTTGCCCTTACGTGCATCTAACCAGTTATCTTCGCTGTGTGTGATTATTATTTCCATAATTTACTACCTTTAATAATCATTCACTTTATCGCTTCTAACATTGTACGTGCTTCGTCGGTAATAACGTATTTGCTTTCAATGTCCTTAATATTACCGCCTTTTTCCAAGTGTTCAACCGCCTTTTTAAACAATGGGTGCTTTGGTGTTAGTTGTTCCTTAACTGATTGAACTTTTATCCCTGATGCTAAATTTCCGTCATCGTCGGAGTCCTCTTGGTTAAGGTTAAAGATAGACGCAAGTGCATATCTACGAGCGTAAGTAATTGCGCTACCTTGTTGTTGTGGGTTGTTTAAATCTTTCATACGAAGTACTTGATTGCTTTGCATCCATTCGCCACTTTCAGCGTGGTAAACGGTTGTTACTAAACTATCTTCATTTGGGTGCTGGGTTACAAATAAACCGCACTCAATTAAGATAGGATTAATCACTTCAAGAATAGCCGAAAGGTCAGCGTACTTTGATTTAAAATGTGGGTTGTTTGCAGATTTCTTAACTGCACTAACTTTTGACTGAAACGCAAACATTGCTTTTGTCAAATTGGTAATTTTTTCACTTGTTTTCATTTTATGTAGTATCTTTTGTTTGCGATTTCAATATATAAAGGGTTAATGTCGTGTGTGTGTGTTAATTCGTTAAACACGTCGAATCTATCACGTGAATACAATCTGTGTACTTCCAGCCTATCTTCAACACATTCGTTTGGATAATCGTCTTTAAAATGCTTGTAAGCCGTTGTTTCGATTTCTTCGCGGTCAAAATAGTACGTTGCAAATGTAGTTGTAAACACAAAGTGTTCTAACTCTACGTGAAAGGTATAATCTATTCTCATTTGCTAACCTCCTCTAATGCAGTTTTAATCACAATTAACGCCTTTTCTGATATAACATTCCCGTCAAGGTATTTTTTAACCGTCGGCAATGATACACCCGTTTTTTGAGCAACGATTTTGTTTAAACCGTGCTTCTTCTTTAATTTGATTTGTTTTATGATTTCTTGTAATTCCATGATGTTAACTCATTAATGGTCTTGCTTTTTCGATAAGTTCTCTAAAATTCTCCAAGAATTGTTCTGCGATTTCTATTGATTGGAATGAAAAAAAGTAACTGGTTGAACAATAATCTTCAATATCTAATGTTCCTTTATAAAATCTAATACACCACTTTTTTTGCGTTTCATTTTCCCAATCAGGCTCCCACCCTTGTCGATACACCTCTCTTAATTGAGATAGTTGTGCAAGTGCAATGGATGCTATTGCTTGTTCTTTGGTGGCGAAAATGTTACGATTAGCTTTACTCTTCATAACATCAACATCAGTTTCTCGAATATCCGAGCCGTAATCAACAAAAAACCCTTGCAAGTTTTCTATCTCCTCCCAACTCTTTAATAAGCCTTTTTCAATCTCTTTGAATACAATGTTTTCAAATGTGCTTTGTTCCTTGTCTATCTCATAGCCTT